GAATCGCAAGCCCCCTCCAACAGATGGCAGCCCGCCCTCGCAGCGTTCCGGTTGCTCCTCGCGCGCCCATGATCCCGCAGCAGGACGCAATGCCTATGCAGGCGGCTGCCCCCGGTGGCGCTCGTATCGGTGTCGGGCGTGCCCGCGCTGGCAAGCCTGACGTTGGCGCGATCCGCGCCGCCATGTCTCGTGCGGCTACGCAAGCCATGCCCGAGAGCGCCCCATCCATGATGAAAAAGGGCGGAAAGGTTAAGTGCTAAATGGCGGTCTCCGGCACAGTCTCAACGACGGTATTCAAAACCCGGAAGGTGATTGATCACGCCTTCCGGCGTTGCCGTATGCAGCCGCAACAGATTTCATCCGAGCTAATCGACACAGCGCTGGATAATCTTTATCTGCTGCTGTCGTCGCTTGGCAGTCAGGGTGTCCCTCTGTGGTGTATCGAGAAAGACATCCTCCCGCTCTATCTCGGTCAGGCGACGGCAACGCCGCCCAAGGGCACAATGGACATCCTGAATGCCAACTATCGCTGGCTTTCGCGCCAGAATGGGCCTGTTCAGTACAGCGCTCCCGGTGGCATCCCATCATTTGCCTTCGACGGTGATCTGACGACTTCCTGCGCTCAGACGGGGCCAAACGGCAACATTGAGATCGCCTACATTGGTGCGGATCCGATCAACGACCCGCAGTCGCAGGTTCAGGTGACGACGGTTGGTGTCTTGATGGCGACCACCGGTACGTTCAACATTGAGTTCGAGTGGTCGAATGATGGTGTGACGTGGACCTCTTGCCTATCCCCCGGCGCTACCCTGTACACCGCTGGCCGGTGGCAGTGGTACGACATCGACGGCACCCAGCCGGTCAACTACTTCCGTATGCGTGAGACAGGTGGGCTAGTCCTCAACGTCACCGAGTTCTATGCGGCCAACAACCCCACTGAGATCCCGCTCGGCCGTATGAACCGGGATGACTGGACGAATCTGCCCAACAAGGCGTTTCAAGGCAGGCCGCTTCAGTATTGGTTCGACCGCCAGCGCGACTACCCTGTGATGCGGATCTGGCCGGTGACGGACACCGCAGACATGTTTGGGCAGCTGGTTATCTGGCGGCAGCGCTAGATCATGGATGTTGGCACGCTTACGGACGAGCTCGACATCCCACAGCGCTGGTATGAAACCATTGTCTGGCAGTTGGCATGGAGGCTGGCGATGGAATTACCAGATTTCAACATGCAATTGATTGGGCCCATCAAGGCGACGGCGGACGAGGCGTTGAAGATCGCGCAGGATGAAGAGCGCGACAACTCGCCTATCTACTTCGCGCCCAACATCTCGCCCTACACCAGATGAGCATCTTCCTCGACCCACGAGGCAAATCCACCTTCGGAATCGGGATCTGCGCTCGGTGTTCGAGAAAAATGTCGCTTGCCGATCTTTCTTCGGACCCTAACTATCCCGGCCTCTATGTCTGTGAAGAAGACAAGGACCAGTTCGATCCGTACCGTCTGGCCGCTCGTCAGCCGGAACGGATTAACTTGTTTCACCCCCGCCCAGATACTAATATCGCGCTCAACATGTATGGCACGATTTCGCAGGATGAAGACCTCTTCATTATTGGCGAAGAAGGCGATGGGTATCTGGTTCCATGACGAACAATCCGCGCGTTCCTACAAACCTCATCCCGACGAAGATCACGCAGCTTCCGCTGGCTGATACGCCTACGGCTTCTGATACTACGATTGTTGTTCAGGGTGGGATTACCAAGCGCGCTACCCTCGGCCAATTCATCGGCACTATAGGACCGACCGGACCTACGGGGCCGTTCGGCCCCACCGGCCCGACTGGGACAGCTGGACCGACAGGATCTACCGGGCCCACGGGTATCCAAGGTAGAGACGGAAACAATGGCCCAACAGGCCCTAATGGGCCTACAGGTCCCACTGGGCCTTCGGGCGCGCAAGGAAACACGGGCGAGATCGGCCCTACGGGATCCGTAGGCCCCGCTGGCCCCACAGGCCCTACGGGGCCGCAGGGTAATTCTGGCTCTTACGGGCCAACTGGGCCGACTGGCCCAACTGGTGTGCAGGGCGTTGCTGGGCCTACAGGCGCGGCATCGACAGTAGCGGGCCCGACCGGCCCTACAGGCCCAACAGGGCCGCAAGGAACCATTGGCCCTACGGGCGTTAGCGGGCCTACGGGATCTGTAGGATCCACCGGGCCGACAGGCCCCACTGGACCTACGGGAACGCAAGGCATTCAGGGCGTTACAGGACCTACTGGGCCTACGGGGCCGACTGGGCCTACGGGAACCCAAGGCATTCAAGGCGTCACTGGGCCCACAGGACCTACAGGGCCCACTGGCGCGACTGGTGCGGCCTCTACTGTTGCTGGACCGACAGGCCCAACTGGGGCGGCTGGTACATCATCAAATCTGTTTCTTTATGTCGCCAATACGGCGGCTACATCAGGATACCCCGGCGACGGATTTCTGCTTTGGAACAACGCAACGCAGACGAGCGCCGCCAGCATCAACATCAGCCATCTAACTTCCAATGGCCTCGATATTGATATTTATCTGGCGCTGATCAGCAAAACAGAAGTCATTACGATCCAGAGCCGCACGAACAGCGCGGACTATCAAACTTGGACTGTCAGCGGGACGCCTACCAATACAAATCCGGGCGCTGCCAACAGTTACTGGTCCTATCCAATTACGCTCACGGCTTCTGGCGGCGTAGGAACGACAGGGTTCGCCAACAACGCAAACTTGTTTGTTGCTCTCGTAAATGGTGCGATTGGACCGACTGGGCCTACTGGCCCCACAGGGGCGGCATCCACCGTTGCTGGGCCGACTGGGCCGACTGGGCCCACAGGCACAGCGGGAGTTAATGGCCCAACAGGCCCCACTGGCCCCACGGGCGTGGCGGGAACGGCAGGCCCTACCGGGCCAACTGGGCCAACCGGAACTGCGGGCGCCAATGGGCCTACCGGGCCTACTGGCCCTACTGGCCCGACCGGGATTGGTTATGCTGGCTTGACCAGCAGTACCTCCAACCTGATTGGCACCGGATCTATTACGTTCACAACAAACCTAACTGCGGCTCAAACCGCTTTCGTCGTTGGAACGCGCGCTAAGGCTGCCTATTCGGTCACACCTACCAATTACGTCGAAGGTACGATCACGTCATTTACTGGGACGACGCTGGTCATAAATTCTGACGCAACAGGTGGCTCAGGCACATACACTTCATGGAATATTACCGTTGCCGGGAATATAGGGCCAACTGGCCCTACAGGACCTACCGGCCCCACTGGTAGCGCTGGGGCTGGGGGACCGACTGGCCCAACAGGCCCCACTGGTGTTGCCGGAACGAATGGGCCCACAGGCCCCACTGGCCCGACAGGCGCTGCCTCAAGCGTTGCTGGCCCCACCGGCCCGACCGGGCCTACAGGAGCCACCGGCCCGACAGGATCCATTTACCCCACGGGCGGCTCGCCTGACCGCATTTTCTATGAGAACCAGCAGACAATCAGCGTGAACTACACAATCACAACCAGCTATAACGCTGGCACCTTCGGGCCGGTTTCGATCAACTCTGGCGTCACCGTTACCGTGCCGTCGGGCTCAACATGGACGGTCATATGAAGATCGCGGTCTATGCCATCAGCAAGAATGAAGAGCAGTTCGTGGAGCGTTTCTGCGAATCTGCCAAAGACGCCGACATCATTCTCATTGCGGACACAGGGAGCACAGATGGGACGGTGGAGCGGGCTAGGGCGTGTGGCGCTACAGTGCATGACATATGTATTGCTCCTTGGCGCTTCGATTTGGCTCGTAATGCTGCTCTGGCCGTTGTACCTCGCGATGTGGATATTTGCATTAGTCTTGATCTTGACGAGCTTTTAGAGCCCGGCTGGCGTGAGGAGATTGAGCGTGTCTGGGCCGAAGGAACAACCCGCCTCCGTTACATGTTTGACTGGGGTTGTGGAACTAGCTTCTTTTACGAGAAAATCCACGCCAGAAAAGGCTACATGTGGCATCACCCCTGCCACGAATATCCTATACCTGATGGACGTATCGAAGAGGTCTGGGCGCAGACCGACTTCCTCATCGCCGTCCACAAACCAGACCCGACAAAGAGCAGATCGCAGTACATGGATCTTCTGGAGCTTTCCGTAAAAGAAGACCCGGCCTGCCCGCGCAACGCCTTCTACTACGCCCGCGAACTGAGCTTTAATGCTCGGTGGCAGGAATCAGTTGACGCTTGCAAGGCATATCTGGCGCTCCCTCGGGCCACATGGATGAACGAGCGCTGCTATGCCTACAGGGTCATGGGGCGGTGCTATAGCGAGCTTGGGCAGCCTCGTGAGGCTGAGAAAGCGTTCCATGCAGCCGCAGGCGAAGCCCCTGACACCCGTGAGCCTTGGTGCGAGCTCGCCATGCTCGCGTACCGCGAATGCCGCTGGGAGGAGTGCTTTGCCTTCTCGATGCGCGCCCTGAGGATCAAGGACCGCCTGAAGGTCTACACCTGCGATCCGGTTGTTTGGGGTTCGCAGGCTCATGATCTGGCATCAATCTCGGCTTGGCACCTTGGGATGACCGACATTTGCATTGAACAAGCGCGGATTGCGGTTGATCTTGAGCCAGAGAATGAACGGTTGCGGGCGAATCTCGACTTCGTGACAGCAACCCCCGGATCAGATATGATGGCAGCCGAATAGGAGCCCTCCCATGGCCAGCGTTTTCACTTCCTACTTTGCCAAGGATGTCGGCGTCTCACCGCTGACCTTGATGACTGTTGCGTCTGCCACAACCTCCACTATTGTGGGGCTTTCGGTGGCAAACACTTCGGCTGCTGACATCACGGTAGATGTTTACATCACCCGATCTGCGGTCAACGTCTATATCATTAAGGGTGCCACGGTTCCAGTAGGTTCGACCTTCATCCTGTCTGGCGGCGATCAGAAGATCAATCTGATTGCAGCTGATGCTCTGAAAGTTGTATCTTCTACAGCAGCGTCAGCTGATGCAATCGCATCGGTCCTTGAGCTCTCCTGATAGGGGTCCGCTATGCCTTCGAGTTCAGGCTATCTCAGGCAAGTCCCGAATGTCCCGATGCCAGTTGATGCAGGGCGGAACAAGGCTTTCTATCTCAACGACACG